ATCACTGTCACCAGTACACCTGACGTTTATCTGTTGACCATACACCCTATGTTCGTCACTTGTAGTACCGCCTGTAGCACTGCTATCTACGTCAATAACGAAGCCTTTGTGGGCTCGGTCTGCTCCTACTATTGCATCAGAGCCGCTTATATTGTAGTCAAGCAACATTGCAGTGAATATCTGATTTGCGATGTTGTCAGAAACCGTTAATTTCCACGATTCGTTGGTATTTGCTGGAGGCGTCTGATCTATCTTTTGATAAAAATTTATTGTATCCGCGGTGCTTTCGGTAAAGCGCATAAACTCCGCGCCGCCCGTGAAAAAGCGCAGACGGTCATCAGTATCTTCAGTTATGTAGGTGTGGTTACTTCCTCCAAAATACAGCTTATTACTAACTGGTATCGTTAAGTTGCCAGTAAGCGCACCGCCACTGAGAGGAAGGTGTCCGACTTGGCTGTAGGTGTAGGCTGTGTTCCAGTTGCCTATGTTTAAGTTTGGTGCAGTTACTTCGTGGCTAAAATCAAACTTGTCATTACCTGCATCCCATAGAATCGTCGCGTCAGTCGATGCACTAACAGCATCTTGTATCGTTATACCCGCGCCATTAGCTGATCCTGACGTGTCTCCTGCGCCGTAATTTATGGTGATATTTTTGTCTTCGACATCAAGGGTTGCAGTATTTAGGGTTGTTGTTGTGCCTTGAATCGTAAGGTCGCCGGTAACAATAAGCGATCCGTTCATTGTGTCGTTTTGGTCAGAACGCAAAAACTGAGTGCTGTCCAAATTATCAAGCGTATCTGCGTTACCACCAGTCGCAACTGTACCTGTGCCGATTTCATTGACTTCAAACGTTACAGGGACGCCAAGGTACGCTATAGAGAAGGCGTTGGGAGTTGCACCTACAGGCTCAAGTGATACGCGGAAATAGTAATTGCCAGCGGCCAAGCCCGTTAGTTGATACTGTACGCTTTCATCAATGTCATACATAAAACCGTTAAAGTAGTTATGACGTTCGACAGTTATTTGTGTGGTGTTGGCAGTGGTGTATGTGACGTTATCGGTACTGTGTTGAAATTTCACGTCTAGTAACAGATCGTCACCACTGACGCTTGTAGCACTAGACCAAAAGTAAATAGCATCTAACTCAAAATATACAGTTTGCCCCAATGTGTGTGGTTTAGTTGATGCCGTGGTAAGCGTTAAGTCGCCACCTGTAAGGTTTCCTGATGCAGACTCAAAAAACCCAGTGCTTCCTGTTGTTGACCCGACGCGACTTTCAATCTCGTTCCAAACTTCTTGTGAAACGCTAGTTATTTTTACAATGCCGTCTGATAGCTCATTTGCTCTAAGGCTTCCCGATATCGTTGCGTCTTGTACGTTAAGCTGTGTCGCGACTACTTCACCCCTTACATTTACGTCATTAAACGTAGCTGTGCCGTCTGTCTTTATTTGCCAGCCTGTTCCGTTAGTGGTGCTGAAGTTTGTTGTCTCAAGCGTGTTGGCGATCTTTGTAATATCAACGGCGTCATCTGCTATCTGACCCGTGTCTACCGCGCCGCTGTCAATATCAGAACCAGTAGCCACGACAGAAGCGCCTAAGAAGCTTGCTGTGGCCGCTGACTTGTTACCTGAGAAGTCTACGGACTTTAACCAAAAGTAGCGTGTGGCGGCTCCTGATAAGCCCGTAACGATATACTCTTCACCATCGACGACCGCTGTAGGTGTTGCAGGGATTGAATTGCTAGTGTTTACAAACACCTCTGTATGCTTGAAATCAATGTCGCTGGGGTTAGTCCACTCTGCGGTGATGGTCTGTATACCACCTGTAGCACTTGCCGATGTCGGCGCGCTTGGTGCTGTAGTATCGCCGCTCAATGCTTGGTTGCTAAGAGTTGTTCCTGTGCTACTCACACCGATAAGGTTTTCTGCCTTAACCCTAAAGTCATAATTAGACGTTATATCTAAGCCTGATATGTAGACACGAGGCTCACGAGTAGAAGCATAAAAATAGTTTGTGGTTCCTGTCTTGTTGTACCGGACCTTGTACAGTTCAACGAAAGCATCTGTCGGCCCTGTCCATGTCAAATCTACGGCGCTGATTAAATTGCCATCCGGCCCTTTGAATGCTGTTTCTGTCAACGTCAGATTAGTGACGTTAGCAACGGTTCGCCCGTCATACAGGTCTAACTCCCCACCGCTTAAAAAGTCCTCTTCGTCGCTAGTGGTCCAATCGTAAATGGCTGATGCTGTTTCAATGCAAGCCAAGTTCACGGCAAGTGCGCCACCATCTGCAATAGCTAAAGAGTAGTCGATAACTTGAAAGACTTTAGAGCTGTAGTCCAGCCGGTCGTTCGTGACATTGATTGTGTCACCGACTTTAACTTGCAAGCCTTTAAGGTTTACGGTCATGTTGATAACGACTTGCTGACGCGACTTCAGCAGTGCGATCTTTGCGAGTCTCTGAGCCTGCGTGTTATTCGTAACAAACGGCAGGGCCATATCTAAATAGATTGGGTCGCCGTCCTCTGTGGCGTACGTAGAGCTGATCTGAGGCGGGTAATCCAATACCTTGTAGTTCTTCTCCTCAGAAACGAAAATGCCTTTGACGCCATTGTAGACGCCTCTGCGCGACTGCTTAGTCTGCGTTTGTATGTCACTAATAACGTCTGCTTCTGTAAACGTAAGCGTAGGCGTCTTGTACTCAGCACCATCAATGAAATACTTACCGCCTGAGTAGGTCAGCATTCCGCCCATTGATGCCAGTAGCTGTTCAATGTTGGCTCTGATTTGGTTTCCCGTCTCTATAACGCCATTACATTGGTAGCGGTCTTGAGTGCCGCCAGCGTCAAGAGTGACCTGTTCTTCGCAAAGGTTAGCGGCGGCAGTAAGCGCAGTGCTATCTATGTTGGCTGTAACTTCGCCAAGCCCGTACTTGTCGTCGAGCATATAGTCGCGCAAACATAACGCAGGGTTTTGACTCCAGCCTGTACTTGAACTGCGAGGATCGTATACCTTTTTACCCTTCAGAACGGCGGTGATGTTGGGGACGCCCTGCGGAAACTTGTCTGCGTCCCACTCCAGCCTAAATGCAATGTAAGCGATGCCCGACAGCTTGTGATTAGTAGTCCATAGCACATTGGCGTTTACGAGGTCAGTCGATGCGGCCTGTCCTGCCGTGCCAAACTTCCGGTCAATAGTGACGTAAGTACCCCAGTCGCTTTGGAACCCGCCACTAAGCGTCCACACTTTCTTATCGTTGAACCAAATTTCTTCGTAGCTTTCTATTTCGTGGCTGGCAAAGGCGATAGCCATGTGCAGGTATTTATTGTCATCGCCTGAGTTGGATATAAATACAACCTGACCACCGACGCGCATCTTTCCGTAAACGATTTTGCGTGAGCCAGCAGGTTCACGACTGGTCTGTGTGATACCCCGCATCTGTGCGCCAATGTTGGGCTTAGGTGCCAGCGCACGAGATACCATCGACAGGCCAGCGCCAAGAGCAAAGTATCCAAGGCCAACTGCGAAGCTAGTTACAAATCCAGCCAGTGCCGCACCGCCTAAAGAAGCTAATCCTGCAACTGCCGCAATAGCCATGTTCTTACCTCAATACTAAAGAATAGACGCGTTCGATTTCTTCAAAGTTCAATCGCTCAAGGATTGCGTCGAAGGGCTGATGTGCTTTTGTGTTTATGTGTAGCTTGGTAATGCCTTCAGCCGCCAATGACTCGATGGCAAACTTAATGAGCTTTACGCCGGTCAAACCTTTGCGAGCTGGCTGAGTCAAAAAGATCACGTCGTTGTTAGCGAACAAGTGGTCGCGGTAGTGCAGTGACTTGCTGACGATGACCACAAAGTAGCCCATCAGCACGTCGTCTTTTCTAGCTGTGTAAATCCTGAGCGCGTTGACGTTATCAAGTCGTGCATAGCCTTCCCAATCAGGATTCATCTTAATGATGTCTTTGTTCAAAGCTATTTCTTGCCAGTGCTGTTGAAGCAAAGGCTCAATCTCTCGCCTGACTTTTGCTAGGTTTTCAATCGCAAATTCCATGACTAGTCCCTTAGTTATTACGGAAGCTGTGGCGGGTTTGCCGGTGCATCTGGATCGGCATTTGGACGCCCGCCGCCACCAACTACACCACTGCGTCCCCATACAATCTCTTTCTCAGCCATGTCAGCAACAAACTCCAAGCCTTTGTCATTCGGAAAGTCGATTAGTTGATCCTCTGCTGTGTACCTTCTGACACGAGTGCGCTCAAAACCAATCAAACGATTCTCGACGGCTATCTGTATCGTGGCGGTTTCCGATGAGTCATTAATAACCATCGTGTCCATGAAGCCACTGAACACGTTTACGGGCGTGCTTATGACCCCGTTGCTGGCATCCATAGCGCCAAGCAATACTTTAAGCTCACGGCCTTGGTAGTCCTCGTCACGTGCTTTAGCTAATAACGGGTCAGTGATTCCTGACAGGGTGACTGTGATGCCGTTGGCTTGTAACTCTGACGTCTCTGCTATTTCACCGATGGCTAACAATGTGCCAGCGCCAACATAGTCAACACTGCTGACTGTAAGATTGCCCACGCCGTTCCATAGATTCAGATTGCCGGAATCAAACGCGCACTGTACTAATATGATCGGGCGTACTAAATCGGCGGTAACTGCCGACTGCATCGCTGATGTCAGTGATCTGCTCATATAGCCTCAACGCAAGCAAAAGTGAAACCGTACAAACTAGCTTGGTTGATACTCCATCCAATGTCATTGCTTGCCAGTCGCCATGTGCCTTTCGGCAGTGTGAAGTCCATAGGGGTCGATGAGCTAATCGCTGATCGAAGTGGCGGCATTATATCAATCGAGCTTCCAGAAATGTCGGTCACGATGTATAGCGCACTGCCTGTTTCAAAGTAATCACCAGCAACCACGCCTGACGTAGAGCCGGTGACGGTTGTGGCACCCGCTGTGCCGCTCGTGATTGCGCCTGTGGCGGTCGTATTGTGTATTGGGTTGCCCATAGTAAAGGTTCCAGCTTGACCGCGTAGAGAAGCAAAGAACGCCTCTACCTGCTTGGCTTCTGCTCGCTTGAGTGGTGGCAGTTGAACCTCTGCTTCCCATCTCACACCCTGATGCTGATAAGTCTGCTGGTCATAGGTAAACGGTGACTGGCTGACAGCCGTTGCTGACCTGAGCCGCATCGTCATCGACGTAAAGCCTACACTTGGAAAAGCCGCCATTATGCACCTACCATTGCTTTGCTGAAGCCACCGCCACGTAGTCTAGCATCTGCGACAGCAGACTTCGCCGCGTTGCTGATCTGAGGCAGTAAGTTTGCTATCTCTGCACGTACGGTTTGCTGTACGCCTGTGGTCACGTTGATGTTCTGCACTATCGTAACACCTGACCCTTGCCCTCTCGTGTGATCTAACACTGATTCATTGGGGTGCAAAATTGCAGGGAAACCGCCTTTGCCGTCTACACCACCCGCTCTTGCTCCGTAGCCTGTAAAGCCACCGCCGTTAAAGTCTGGAACTTGCGGGCCAGTTCTTGGCCCCGCTGGCTGTCCGTTTAGTCCTTTTGGAGCTGGAGTGCCAAACGCACTGACAATCGCGCCGAATATCTGTTGAGTAATGTAATATTGAACGGCCATTCGTATAAGGTCATCAACCACTGATTTAGCCATGCTCTTCATTGCGTCTGCAAAGTTTTCGGCACCTGTAATCGCGGCGGTGAAGCCATTGGTAAATGCGTTCATGGTGTTATTTGCAAAGCTAGTCACTAAATCTTCTGACTCAGGTAGCTGTCGGTCGAGCTGTTTGAGTTGTTCAACGTACTTATTAACGGCGTTGTTTTCTGGTGCTATGGGCGGCTTTCCTAACGTAAGGGTAAAGTCGTCTACTGTTTTGCCTAATTTAGTAAAGAACGCTTCAAACTCAGCTTCACTAATCCCGAAAAGGCTTTCCATCGTTATTTCTGGAATTCCCTCACCGTTTGCAGTCGCTACGCGAATTTCCTCAATTTTTTCAGCCAGTCTGCGCTCAATATCTAACCGCGCATCGGCAAATTGTTGCTCTGTAACTAACCCTTCTTCTCCTGCTTTTGTCAAAGCCTTATATTCTTTATCGGTTAATTCTTGACGGTCGTTAAAAAACTTATTTCTAATTCTTTGAAGCTCAATCAACTCGTCTCTTTCTCTTTCTATAGCCTTTAATCCACGCTTATCAAGAGCTAAGGAAACATCGATGACCGCTTTATTTATTCTGTTGTATTGCTCAATGATTGAGTTAAGAATACTAAAGATACCAGTAGCCGCCGCACTGAACGCGGCAATTAAGTTTTTAGCAATAGTCTTTCCTACTTCAGTAAATCCTGTTTGCGCGTTACCAAATGACTTAAGCGTTTCTGTCAAAGACGAAACAATGTATTCAAGGGCAGGAGCTAACGCCGCTGTGGTCTGGTCTAATATGCCTTTGAAAATAGTCGATAGTTTTAGGAACTCGTCGTTGGCATCTTCTACGCCTGCGGCGGCTTCAGATGACATGACAGCGCCAAGCGCCTTAGCCTCTCCAAGCATTGCGGCAAGACCGCCTCTGCCTTGAGCAAGAGTATTAACAAGTGCGGCACCCTCTGAGTCAAACAGCTTAAACGCGATTCTTAATTTATCGGACTCACTTTTAACGCCTTGGAAGGCGTCGGCAAGGACAAGCATTCGCTCATCGAGTGGAAGTTGAACGAGGTCACGGGCGTTAATCCCTAGCTCACGAATTGCGCCTTTTGCTTCACCCGTGCCATTGGCCGCTTCTGATGCTCTACGGCTAAACCGCTGAAGCGCCATATTCATCGTGTTGACTTCGACGCCTGTAATTTTGCCCGCATATTGCAAGGCACTCAGGGCTTCGGTTGTGGTGCCGATCTTACTGGCGGTTTTAGACAGGGCATCGGTGGCGAGAAGTGACTGCCTTACAAGTAAAGTTATGCCGCCAGCGCCAAGAACGCCGACAAGCGCAGTCTTCATGTTGAGCAATGGCTTGGTTAAAGTTCTAAGACCCGACCCAATTTTCTTAAGCGCACCCGATGTTTTATCAAGTGCTGTGATCTTAATTTTAACGTCTTGAGTCGCCATTATTCTGCTCGCTCAGTATGTGAAAGTAGGCGAGCCATTCGTGAAACTCTGTGACCGAAATCTGCTCGACTTCCTCTATGGTCTTATGAAGCCGATCAGCCAAGGCAATCAGGTTAAACCTAGACTGATCGGACGTCAGTTTTTTGCTAAGTCCTCCACGGACTCTATGGTTCCAAACATTTGGTTAGCAATCTCTGAAATGACCACTGTTTCTTCACCCATTAGCTCGATTTTGTCGTCGGCGGCAGTAAACAGCTTTTCGCCATCCTGTGACTCCGCTTTCATAACGATCAAATCCACCATGCTCGCGATGCTTGGATTCTGCAAAACTGTCGGATGCTTGCGCTGTAGCTCGTTTAAGTCATAGCAAGTAATAGGCCGACAATAGAGGACGAAAGCCCCGTCGTCATCGGCCCACTCAGCAACCTCTATCTTTCTACGAGACTGCTTTCGACGCTTGCGAAGCTCTTTTGCAAGGCTCATTAATTAGAAGCCTCAGTGACTGCACCAGACACTTGCACTGCGAAAGACGCTTCAGTCATTCCGTCGTATGACGCTGAGACAGTCTTTGACGTTACAACGCCGCTACCTGAGTAACTTTTCCCCGCCGCTGTGCCTTCTGGGTGAATCTCCCAGTCAATGTCCGCGCCTACGTCAAAAATAAGCTGTGACGCATCGGCACTATTCCATAACGCATCAACGCTTAGAGTTGAGTCGGTGAGGCTTGCGAGATAGGTCTTAACAGTGTCACCCATCTTTGTTGTCTCTAATGTGTCGGCAGTCTCATCAATACTGTACGACCGAACATCGCCTACGTTTGCAGTGCTTCCGCCTGTTGTCGCTACTTTGACGACGCCTGCTGAACCTTTACCAATAGCCATGTTTTCTCTCCCTTACGCGTCACCGCGTGTATATGAATAAAGAATCTGTACGGTGACAATGACGCCGCCAATGGGGTCTATTGTACCATCATCCACCTCGACGCTGATAACCTGCGTGTCTACCGCGTAACCTCCACGCGTCCTATCTTCATCAAGTTTTTCGTCGATAGCCTCAACAAGTTGATTGCGGGCTGTGTCGATGTTCTTGTGCTTTACGAAGCAAATAAGCTCGTAGTCAATAGTGCCATGTCTACTCGAAGAACTGCCTCCCATAGTGGCATCTTCTCTAGTCTCGCTGGCTGTGCGTACTAGTATTGCTGGGAATTGCGCGTTTGATAGCTTGTCAAAGTCGAATGGCTCACGCGTCACCTTTTTAACGTTAGGAGTCGAGATAGCTTGCAGTGCTGTCACAAGATTCGTTGCAATGTTTTCTCTAACGCTCATCGCCGTCTGTCCTTAATCTTGACCTGACCAAAATAAACGCGGGCCAAGTCTTTCTCTTCGCTACGGTTGAACCCAAAAAACTTCCTTGTCTCATTAACCATTGCCGCTCGCTTTGCCGCATCAGGTCGACTAAAGAATATCTCACCGACTTTTCTGTTGACGACTTTGCCTTGTAAAGCCGCAAGCATAGATGGCCGCTTTTTATATCGGTCACTTACTTTAGACATGACAGTCTCGCCATTACTGGATGGCTTGCCTTTCACTTTTTCGTAGCCAAACTCTAAATTGACCTTTGCTGTTTCTAAGCCAAGCGCATCTCGAACTCGCTTCCATCCACTGCTGTAGCTACCGAAACCGCCTCTGTAGCCTTTGCCTTGCGCTGTACGCTCCTCAATGATGGTCGTGCCATGTAGCACTGTGCGCGCCATTGCTCGCTTCTTGCTACTGTTAAGATCCTTTTTGATGTCATCAGCCACACGCTCCAAGCGTAGCGGATTAGTCCTTACCTTTATCATCGGTTTAACCGATTGATCGGCACGATTTCTTTCTCTTTATCCGTAACCTGACCATCATCATCAGCGTCATACTCAACGCCGTCTTGAAATACTGCGTCCATCTCTTCGCCATAACGGGCTTTGTAAAAGTCGATCATTTGCAAAAAGCGGTCATCGTCCACCCAGTTAGTAAGCTGTGGTAATGCGTACTTCCACAATACGAGGTATGACGCTGATCGAGTCCACTGCGAATCCGTTAGGTAGCTGTTATTCATTTCACCGGCAATGCCCTTACGGTGCCACCACTGATTCCGAATCTCTCGCTCTATGTCTGCCTGCGCTCTTGCGTGTTCGTCTGAAAAGCTAGTGATACCAAAGTCCAGAATGTCTGGCACTAACTCTACGAGATTGCTGTCGTTACTGAATGCCATGTCATCACCACTTAATTTTTGCCGCCCAATAGATTTTATCCAAGGGCGTTGCGTTCTTTAGGGTATCCCCGTGTCGTGCATACCAAGCCGCTCGCATGGCCTTGTCGCGGGCCGACTCACCATCTCTAGGTGGATAAGTCTTCGCGCCTTGAGCGCCAAACCGTAGTAGCTTGATTACACCTTTGTAGCGAGCCAGAACCGCGTGTGAGCTAGAGGCGTGTCGTGGCGTACGCTTTGCCACGTTGTAATCCTCAAACCTTTCACCGCGATAATTAACTGCCATATAAACCTCAGAGTAAAACGCCCCCGAAGGGGCGTGTACATCTTAGAGTGCCGCGTCGAAGAACATCTCTACACCGTAGCTGTCGTCAAGCTCTGCAACACCGTAAACGGCTGTAGCGTTAAGCTCGAAGGCACGGAGAGAGGCGTTGCGCTCTGTCTCAAGGTTGAAGTCACGCTTCATAGCGATAGCCATTGCCTCACGACCAAACACACAGCCTTTCGCGTCGTCATTTCCATCAACTGTAATGTTAGCTGACTGGTATACGTCGATACCTGCGATAGAACCTACGAAGCCGTTGCGCATTGCTTCGTTCTGTAGGTCACCACCGTTGGGGTTAGCGAAGGTGTTAGTCAGGTTTGCTGACAACTGGTAAGCGTGGAATGGGTGAATCACAGCAGTGATTGGTCCAGTCACCTTGGCATTGCGAAGAGTAGCCGCCGCTTTGAACAAGTCAGCGACAGTAATCTCTTGAGCCGCCGCACCAAGTGAAGCCGAGAAGCCATCGAACAAAGCGATGATGTCTTGGTCCATCTTAGTAGCGATAGAGTTACCCAATACAGTGCCAAGCTCTTGAGCAGGGTTGCCCGCGCCCATTGCCGCAAGGTCAGTCAGTACAACTTGCGCACCAACTTCACCGACAGTAACAGTGACGCTAGAGGTTGATACTGTGCTGGAAGACATATCAGTGCCTTCAGTCAGATCAGCCGCCGCAACCGCTGGGTACTTAGGTACTTGAATGGTCTTGCCAGCAACATTGCCGATGTCATAACGAGTGATAAGGCCAGCCATCAGCGATTGCTCTTCGGCAGTGAGACGAGCCTGCATGATGATATTTGCAAACAGATCGTCGAGTGTTGTTGAAGTAGTAGCCGCCATGATGAAAATCTCCTGTGATTAGCGGTTTATTTATTAGCTAACATCATTGCGCGATAGGCTTCTTTGCCACCGCTATTCCAGTTAGCTTCCATTTCGACCGCCGACATAGGTTTCGACGTGGAACCACCTACCGCTGTCTGCGATCCTGCGCCACCTGATGACGCTTTCACGAAGT